CAATTGAAATTATGTATATTTTCTTTTAATTGATACTATAATGATGTAGGTTTACATAATACATATTTACACAAGAAAGACTACCCTACCCCCCTTTTTTGGCATGAAAAATGCCACTCCTCTACCAAAACCGCAAATCCCAAAAGACTTTTTTCACCGAAACCTCGCCTATAAAAAACCATCAAAAGTGCTATCGAACAATGGAATCTCTCCCGATAAGAACATGTTAAACCAGATTTAAAAGATTAGTCCACGGATAATGCTGGCGATAGCCTCAATGAAGGCACCTTTGCCTATAAACCCATGATAAACCAGGCACATTTACAGTTATGGCGCATATTTAGCAGTATATTGTTCGGAAAAGTTTGCAATTTCTATCAAGGGTAAAAAAATACAGCGCAGCACCTAAAAGACTTTTTTCAATTAAAAGGCCGTCCTTGCATTTTCAAGCATATGGACGACAAAATGTTCGACAATCGAAAGTAAATTGAAATTTAAGGTGTTTCTGACGATTTGTGGGTATTTTTACATTTCGGATTAAAGGTATAAAAACAAATAGGTTAATATTTTACAGAAAAATAGCTAAAAGGAGTTTTTTAGGTCAAACGTAGGACAAAAACAGGGAGAATTTGTATTTCACAAAAAGTTGGCATGTATTTTGCTCTTAAATAATACAATAAGGAACATTTTTAGAGGAAATTAGTGGTAGAGCCTGTGTCCAGCGTCTTACGCTACTATGAGGTAGTAGAACTTCTACTGCCGGGTAGTAGAACTTCTACTATCTGGTAGTAGTTTCCCCTAAAAACGTGCTAAAATGGGCTTGTAAAAACACGTTTTTTCCTATTCAAAACCTTTATGGAGGCCGATTTGAGCATGAAAAAGATAAAAGGATTACATGCGCTAACAGGGCGCAGCAAGCGGGTTTACTTCGAGGAAGAGTTAATGGATTCCGATGGTAAATTATCTCGCACAATAAAATTTTATAGTAGGGCATCTGAGCCGGCATATTTTAAAGTTTATCAAGAGAGTTTAAATATTTTACGGCGCCTGTCGTTTATAAGCGTTGGGCTTTTATGTGATCTGGTATTTTTGGCAGATTATCCGCAAGGGCAGGATGCTGAGCAGGGCGGGGTGATAGATTTAAATCCCAGGGTAAGAGAAGATCTTCTTGTGAGGCATAATTTATCGGCGTCCAGGTTTCAGGGCATATTGGGGCAATTGGTTGAAGCAGAATTCATGGTGAGGGTTGGCCGTGGGTCTTATCAAATCAATCCATCTATTTGCGCAAGAGGACAATGGCGAGATATTTGTAGCGCGGGCGACATGTTTCAGGCGAGATATGCTCATAATAGCAGGGAGGCTAAGCCATGATCTTTATTTGCAGTTTTAATAATTACAGGCATTACGTTACCAGGAATCATTTCGTGGCTTATTGCATTGAGCCGCCAAGACAGAATACATGGAACGAGGACATCAGGCAATTACCAGAGCTTTATCCGCCGGCAGATATCTGGAAGCAATATAAGCAAGGTAAGATTCCGGCCATGGTCTTAATCAAGGAATACGAGAAGCAGATATTGCCAAAGATTGATCTGCGGACGTATTTCTGGTTGCGGTGTGCGAATACGGCAGCACAGAATATAATCTTGCTCACACATGAGAAGTCTACGGCAAAATATTCGCTACGCAAATCACTGCAAAAAGCATTTGCGGCGAGAGGTGTTGATGTGCGAACATGGACGAGGAATGGCCCCGAAAACAACGATGATTTTCTTATTGATGTAAATGAGCGAAAGCACATATTTTTAATCGACAACAAGGAGCAGAGCAGTCATGGTTAATCCTATTATCACCCTTTTGGATTTCACTTCTACGGCAGTTAAATATGCGGCGGCAGAGTCGCACAATTCGGAGCCAACGGATGCATTAGTAGGGAGGGTTATTAAGAATCATAAGCATTTGTCTATTTTACGGCATGGTTTTGCCAGTGTGCGAATAAGTCAAATATCCAGATCGTGTGGCCGGCAGATATTGAGGAAGGCTCACGCGGATTACGTCGAAAAGTCGCAGCGGTATCAAGATATCGGCAATGCTTTGTTCGTAATGCCAGAGGCAATGGAAATGCTTGGCTTACATCCCGACGATAGCTCAGCGGATCAGCTGCATAGGAAAATCAACAATCATCTTCGTGAGGCAAGGAATATTTATGCGGAATTGCGCAGCGTTGGCGTGTTGAAAGAAGACGCCCGGGATATTATGCCGGAAATGACAGAAACGTCGATAGTCATGTCGGGCAATCTGCAAATGTGGTGGGATTTTTTCACATTGCGAATAGACATGAAGGCGCAGAAGCATATTCGCATGGTGGCAACGGCGATTCTATATGCGTTTGCGTCTTTAGATCCAGTGTTTAAGTTACACCCAAAATACGAAGAGGCTGCTTGTGGAAAAAGGGCTGATGCGGAAAGCTTAATAGAGCAGGCGGACGATAAGGTGGGTAGCGAATGATATAACGATTCATTTCATAAAGCAAAAGCGCACAAGCCCGAAAACTTGTGCGCTTTTTTATATTAGCTTAATCAAAATATGCGGTGCTCATATTTTCAATAAAACACAGGTCTTTATGCTCTATTTTTAACACATAGCCAGCAGGTCTACCATTTTTGTGCGTTTGAAACACAATACCAGATGGTTTTTCTCCACAAAACGGGCAGGATTTTAATTCTTGATTATTCATTTTTTGCCACCAATTCGGGGTTATCAAGAATTCTATTTTTTATTGTCGACCAGTCACAGTTAAAGTGTATAGCACAAGAATTAACGCTAGCTCCACCTGCTAGCATTTTTTTTAATTCCACAAGATCAATCTTAACCCTTTCAGAATATTTGCATCCTAGTCTAAGATGGTTATTTTCAGATATTATTTTTTTATGCTTGTCAGATAAAGTTTTTCCTGCATTATGATGTCTTGCATGTTCTGCGCTTGGCACAACTTCTAGGTTTTCTAAACTAGAATTAAGCCTGTTGCCGTCTTTGTGATGCACAACCAAAAGCGAGGGCAACAATTCTTTTTTTGCAAACATAGCAATTAGCCTATGAATATGAATCTTTTGCTTTCCGATAGATACAGCTGGATACATTCCATGCATATATATTCTTTTGATTTTTTGAACTGGAGCAGTTGAATACCAAAGGATTGCATCGGTCAATAGCTTTTCGTCTACGTTGCACTCGCACGCCAAAACAATTGTTATGGTTTCTTGTTTTAATATAGTCATGCTTAAAATTGTAAACGATTTTTTCTGTCTTGTCAAGATGAATCCCGATCAAAAATATTTCCGATTATTTCTAATTCATTCCATGAAAAAGAGCGCCCATCCGGGTTGTAAAACGAGTTCATCCAACCCCTATCAATGCCTGATATTTGCTCAATACAAAATTCAGCGTCAGAGAAATTTACAACGCCCATTGCAATAGTGGTTACTTTTTCTACGCAGCAATAATCATCGAATCTTACAATATCGCCCTCAAAAATCTGTTTGCCGTTCTTGTCTATCAGCCCCGTAAACTGGCCGACCGTTTCCGAATCGACCGGTTTAACTCGACGAGCGTGCTCGATTTCGTCGTAAAAAGAAATAAACGTGCTTCCGTCCTGGTCGCGTTGCAGATCGCCGAAATACCAAACATTACCTTTTCGCCCCCGAAACAAAATCTGTCTGTTCATTTGCGCCTCCATGTTAATTGGGATATTTAAAATCAGGAATAATTGCAGTATCAATAACGAAAGCCATTAGCCGTTCTGCTGCGACTATCGTGTTGCATATCTGATTTAGATCAGCGTTTTCGCAACCCATGTCTCGTAAGTTTTCGCATTGCAAAACAAGAAGATGTCTGAGTTCTTTTATTTTTGAATTGATAACAATATTTGCTCGATTGGTAGCCATATTAAAAACAATCCCTTATCGGTGTATATTCGCCAGTTTCTATGTCGTATGAAAACTTAGCAACTCCAATGCGTCCAATTTCTTTTACGCGAATCTTCTGGATGTAAACCTCAACGCAGTCATTGGCGCGATATACGGTAACGCAGTTATCGGCTTTGTTACGCCAATTCGCTGAACCAGCAATGTCGTAGGGGGTTGGTACTTCATAAACAGTACTTCCTTTTTCAATACGCTGCATTTTTGTAGGATGCGCAATGACCCATAACGCAATATTATTTTGACGGGCGAATTGTCTCATCTTCCGCAGACTATCGCTTATGTATTCGGTTTCAGACTGATGTGACGGTCGGCTATGCTCTAATTCGTTCCACGGGTCTAGCAAGGCACCGTTAATACCTCTTCGCAAAACTTCCACTCGAATGAGTTTGAATAGTGCGTCTAAGGTTGGCGACTCTGGCAACACGAAATCGAAATATTTATTCAACTCTTCGGTTGCCTGGTTAAGTTCCGGCAAAGTCATGCGTGGTCTAATTCCTTTAAAAAAGGGTTTGCTAATCCATTTCTCTGCGAGCTTTTTTATGTGCAGGCTAATTGGTTGGTTTTCTGGACTAAATACGGCAAATCTCCAACCATGCAATTTCGCCAAATTAACCATTACCGCGTCTGTCCACTCGCTTTTACCATGGCCGGGGATACCCGTAATTACCGTGAAATCGCCAGGCCGTACAGAATATAGATCGCGCATATTTTCCCAACCAATATATGCCCCACCAACAACACCATTTTGATATAAATTAACGACGTCTTCGTAAGCATCAGTGACGTTGAACAAGCCTTCAATGGGCACTGGCTTTGCTTGCTCTATCGTCTCAACCAATACCGCCTCGCCATATTTACACAAAACTTCATTTGCGTCTTTACAATCGCTAGGCCAATTCACCAAGGCGCACTTTTCTGGCCCTAATCTGCGCACCAATTCCGATTGAAGTTTCATGCCAGGCTCGTCATTATCAACAGCGATGATATGTTGCTTCACGGTAGACAATCGCTCCATAGACGATTCAAAGTAATCGAACTTGCTGCTGTAATTTTTAGTTTTAGGAGAAGGTGCGCCATCTGGAACAGAAACGCAGCTTTTAAGACCTGCCTCGTAAAGACTGAGTTTGTCCATTTCGCCTTCAACCCAAACCAAACATTCGCTTTCAATATCATCGAAGCCATACAAAAGCCTTTCTGCTCCAGCGGCCATACGGAAGTTTTTGTTTTTATCGCGATATTTGCAATTTATGATTTCGCCATTTCTAATAAATGGAAATCGTATAGCATCAATCTCAGCTTCTATTTGAGGCATATACACCATGCCATTAGCAAGCTGATTGGCTTTCATAGTTTGTTCAGAAATGCCTCGGTTATTTAGCCACAGCTTCCATTCTTCGCTTATAGGTGAATTTAAAAGATGGCGAGGTTTTTGGTAATCAGGCTTGCGATATTGAGGCTCACGCCAAACGCCCTCTCGCAAAGTTCCAGACCAATCGCAATGCCAGCAATGCCAGACGCCTTTTTCTATATTCACATTAAGGCATGGATAATTCTTTTTTTTACGTTGCCCGGAACATTGCGGGCAAATAGTTTTTATTTCGCCAGATGATCCAGGGTTAAACGTAATGCCATAATCGAGAAAAGTTCTCATTGTTCGCCTGCCTTCAAAATTCCGGTTGCATAATTGGATACCCATTTTTATCTACCCACCAACCGCTTGCTGTTTTTCTGACTGCCCCTTTCGGTCGATTCGGATCAGTCGGCACAGCAACCGACTCAACGTCTTTCCAGCGCTCCTGATGTAACCATGTCGCCGGATTGCAAATAAAGCCTTCTAAGACCTTTTTTCTTTTACAGTATTGCTTCACCGCCTCGATAAGTTCTTCAATAGAGATTACCTTCAATGCTTTTTGGAATTTCTTTGCGGCGTCCGCTTTACCGACCTTTGCAGGATACGCCGACCAAAACATTTCAAACTCGTCGGTGTATAGAGACGCATTATTTTTTCGAGTAATCGAATTTTGAGGTTCCTCTGAAGGCGATATATGTTCAACCGATTTGTCTAAATCGGTGGATATATTATCTTTTATTATCTTATCTAATCTTATCTTATCTGCTAAGCTAACATTAGCTTTACTGTTAGCTTTACTGTTAGCTTTACTGTCAAGTAACACGTCTTCGTCTTGAGTAGAGGCGGCAATCAGCTTTTGTTTGGTTCGGTATCCTTTCATATAGTTGCGCATATATTCGTTTTTCAGCTCTATCTTGTCGAAGTTTTGATGCTTACCCCAATTAGGTATGGTGATTGAATTTTCCACAATCTCTATCATACCGAAAGATAGAAAAGCCTCGATTGCCAAACGGACAGTCGCTTCTTTACGTCGGAAAATAACGGCCAGCATTTTGTCTGTATATGGCAAGCCATTCTGCATAATAAATACACCGCTATTATTTTGCTTACCCGCTAGACACAATAGTTTAAACCAAATTACAATTATCGAATCTCCCTCCGGGAGAGTTTCAATTAACAGAATTTTTTCGTCATCGAAAATATCGGTTACAATTTTGATCCACTTAACTTCCGACATTTCAATTCTCCTGATTTCTGTCCGATAAGGATTCCAAGACTTTATTAAGCTTGGCTTGATTGTCTTCGTTGGGCTTCGTTACGCCTTTTTCCCATAGTTGAATCGTCAGAAGCGAAACGCCTACGAGTTGAGCCAGTGTCATTTGAGAAACTCTTTTGTTTTTACGAATCATTTTTAAATTTTGCATAAATCCACCTTTCTTATGTTGAAATAATAATATTATATATAACAATTTGTCAATCTAAAAATTTAGATAAAATTTCATCCCCGATCAAACCTTCGTATTTATCTAAAAAATCTTGAAGCTCTAATTCTGTCATTTGGCTATTATTTTTGTATCCATAAGCCAAGCCGTGAATTTCGATTTCAAGTTCTTCTGGAATCGTATCTTCTGGATAAAGCCCGTAAATTGTAGGCGAAATAAATCCGCTATGGATTGCGCATAATTCATAGCTGTTTAGATCGTCAACGTGAAGTGTTGTTTCTGTTTCGTTGTTGCGCCACGATTTCCCTTTGGACATTTTGCACCTCAAATTGGGATATAAAAAGCATACCTCAGAGCTGTCAGGTACTTTTCAAACCTTCCGGGCGTTGCCGCTAACGGACTCTGAGGTATGCTGGGGAGTCAAATTAAGTAAAAGTTTTAGACGAATTAGTATAACACGGGCGCATATATTTTGCAATATGCTTTTCTCTTTATTTGTTTCGCGGTATCATAGGCTTATGAGAACAATAGACGATCCAACAAAAGCTAGTTCCGCGAAGCGCAGGCGCAGAGTCCGTAAATCTGAAAAGTTTACGCAATTGCAGCAAGAAGAAAAGTCTGAGAAAAGGGCTTCTATATGGATAGATGCAGATACGGAGCGTATGATAATTGAATTGCGGCGATATGGCAATCGCGATCAAGTTATTGCTAAGGCGGTAAAATTTCTGTATGACAAAGACCGTGCAGCCATGCGTATTTCGGAAGCTATTATTATTTCTTGAGAATATGAAAAATATTTTGCAATAACAGCAAAACTATGTTGTCAAGAGGTTTTTTTTCTGTTACCCTAAAATTGTAAGAAGTGGAAACTTCTAGCAAATTCAAGCGTGGAAACGCAAAGGAAGATAAACAGTATGGCATGGAAACTCAAGCAACTTCAGAATGGAAATTTTGAAGTCCGTGATGGAAAGCCTGTTTTTGTCAACGACGAGGATGGTTCTGATTTTGCTTTGGACGTAACAGAGCATTTTAACGGGATGCATACTCTTCGCGAAGAAAACAAAAGCGTAAGAATGAAACTTGAATCTACGAAAACTGCTCTGAAACAATTTGAAGGCATCAGTATTGAAGACGTGCAGAAGAATGCAGAAGCCGCTAAAGCGTTGGAAAACATTGAGGCGATGAAAAAGGGTGAGCTCGACAAATTGTCCAAAACCTTCCAGGCGAACCACGAAGAAGAAGTCAAACGAATCACCAATGCTGCATCTGCTCGCGAAAAAGAATTGCTTGAAGAAGTCAGAGTCAGAGATGAAAAGTTTAACAGTATTAAGCTTGAAAATGCTTTTGCCAATTCACAGTTTTTGAGAGAACGTGCCGGATCTCCCGTCTCCCTTATTCGTGCTTATTTTGCCCAGAATTTTCGTATCGACGAAAATGGCGACATTTATGGCGTCAACGACAAGGGCGAAAGAATTCTTTCCAAGCGGAAAGTTACCGAATCTGCTCCATTTGAGGAAGCCATTCAGATTCTTTGCGAATCACATCCAGATCGCGACAAGATTCTTGCACCCGAAGAAAAACCAGGTGGCGGCATGAATCCAGGTGGCCGTTTTTCCGGCCCTGAAGCGAACAAAATGGCTGCGGTTTTAAATCGCATGAATGATCCGAAGATGTCACCGCAGCAGAAGATGGAGTTACTTACCGCTAACGGTCTATGGGGCTTCGGCGGCAACGCTGGCCCAAAGTAACGCTTATTTAAGAAAGGAACTTTGTTATGGGTATGACACTTCTCGAAGCCTCCAAATTGATGGCAGGCAATGGTCAATTGGCCGAATCAGTAATCGTGGAAATGATTGCAATGAGCAATCCTCTCCTTATGAACCTTCCGTTCAATGGCGTAGCAGGCATGAGTTATGACTACGGTGTTGAAGCAGGTTTGCCGGAAGTAGCTTTTCGCGGCATCAATGAAAGCTTTACTCCGAGCACTGGTATCATCAATCCTCAGAAAGAAACCCTTCTTCCTGCCGGTGGTGAAATTGAAATCGACTCTTACATTCTGAGACGAGGCGGTGCCAGAAATATGTCTGCGCAGCTTCGCCTTAAACTGAAAGCCATGAACCAGCTTTTCCTTCTCAAATTCTTCAAAGGTGATTCTGAATCGAATCAGCGCGAATGGGATGGGATTCAGAAACGTCTGACTGGCGATCAGGTTTATACTCCCGCTGAAAACGGCGACGCTCTCAGTCTGGCAGATCTGGACGAACTCATCAGTCGCGTTGTTGAACCTACGCATCTGGCTATGTCAAAAGCTATGGCAACCAAATTTGGTGCTGCTGCTCGTGACACATCCATTGGTGGGTATATTACAACCTCTGTGGATCAGTTTGGCCGTCGCGTCACCAGTTATGCTGGTATTCCGATCATGGAAATCGAAGACGCTCTTGGTGGCAACACCATTCTGCCGTTCTCTGAAACCTGCGGTAACAGTAGCGTGACCACTTCTATCTACTGTCTCTCTCTGAGAGATGGAACCCTCTCTGGTTTGCAGGGCACTGAAGGCATGACAATTTCTCAGATCGCCGCTTCTCAGAACGCCAGTAAGCCGGTAGACCTTACCCGCATCGAATGGGACATCGCATTTGCTATTGAGCATGGCCGATCTGCTGCTCGCTACAAAGGCATCACCAACGCTGCTATCACCAAATAACCTGTTCGGCAGAGGTGGCTTGTCTACCTCTGCCTTTTACCAGCCTTAAAAGGAGTTTTTAAATGGAAATCAATGTAAAAAATGGCGTTGGCGTATTTGACGTCGAAACCGTTCTTAACGACGAATACCAGGATGCAGTCACCTCGACTTCTGGTGTAGCCGGTAAATCTACTGCCTCCAAAACCGCCAAGGTTATTAACCTCGGCGGCAAAGTGCGTTCAGATGGTATTGCTTCTATTATAGTAAAAGCCAATAGCCTTCTGGCCGGCGCAAAACAGACAATTAAGCTTCAGGGTTCAAATGACAACTTTGCGGCTGATATTGTCGATCTCAACATCAACGAATTCGGCGACGCCGCTGCTCTTCCTGGTAATGTTGACGTATCAACCGGACGTTATGATATCCCGTATTCTAACGTACGTGATACTGTTGCGTATCAGTATCTTCGTTCTTTCGCAGTTGTCAACGAACCGTCTCCCAACAGTCCAGCCAACAACATCTCTTATGTAATGTTTCTTCTGCCCAACAAATAAGGGAGCGTAAACGATGAAGACTGTAACCGAAATCATCTCTAAGCCTTCAGAAGTGCCTCTTAAAAAGAATGGCGGTATGGTCACGCTTTTTCATCCGGTAACGGAAGAAATTCGCGACTTCTGGCCGATTGATGCACGCGAAGCTATGCGAAATGGTTGGGTTCCCAAGCCAGAAAAAGTTCTTCTAATGGAGCCAGCGAGAACACCAGAAGTTGCGCCAGTCGCACCTACGGTTCCTGCCGTGACTGACTTGCCCGCTCCATCAGAAGAAGCCACAGTTTCTAATTCTTTTCGGAAATCGCGACGTGGTTCTATCGCAGAACCTTCCGATACCAAATGAGTGAGGATGGGGTCGGTCGCAAGATCGGCCCCGTTTTTCGTTTATGCCAATTTCACCAGACATTTTAATTGTTGAAGACGGAACTATTGTCGCCAATGCTAACGCCTTGGTCGATTGGGATTATGCTGAAAATTATCACTATTTGCGCGGCAATAGCGCATGGGCTGATGGTGCAGTTATCGCAAAACAACAAGCCATTATTCGTGGAACTCAAGCCTTGTGCGTAGCCTATCGCGACAGATTTTCCGGCGAACAGGTTGAGTATGGCGTTCAAGCCTTAGAATTCCCGCGTGCCGAGATTTATATCAACGATATTGAACAGCCGTCGGATTCAATACCAGATGCAATCAAACAGGCGGTATGTGAACTGGCTTTGCGTGAACTGGCAAATCCAAACGGAGTTCTGCCAGATATGGAGCGTGGCGGCGACATAAAAAGCGTGAAAGCCGACACAGTAAGCATTGAATTTATGGATAAGGCTTCGAGTTTTACAACAATTCCTTTTGTGGATAAATTATTGACAAACTACATATCGGGTTCTTTTGCAAGCGGTGTGTCAACCGGGACTGTTAATATTCTTTATTAGGCGGTAATTATGTCGGTTCTCAACTCAGTAGCCAAAATTGTCTATGGCGCCCTGAAAAATGAATCCAGGCGCTTCGTTATTTTGCGCACTACTGAAACCGCCTCCGAAACACAGCCATGGAAGGTAACTCAAAAACAAGTTCTGGAATACGATTGTCTTGGATTATTGTCGAGTTACAAGAACTATGAAATCGACAATGTGAAGATATTAAAAGATGACTGTAAGGTGACTATTTTAACACTTTCTATTCCTTCTGCTCTCAACGGTTTTGATAACAAGACGGATACAATCAAAGATCCCAAAAGCGGAAGAGTGTGGAAGATTGAAAGCATTAAAATAGATCCAGCTGGCGCTACCGTCCGTTGTCAGTGCAGGTGACAAATGTCTAAAAATATAAAAAATCTTGATAAATTCTTAATCGACATAGGTAATTTTGCAAACTACGCTGTGCCGATGGGCGTTTTAGAATTTCAAAAGATTTTGGTAAAAGAATTGCATCGCGCCATTTTAACCAAGACCCCTATAGATAAGGGTGTTCTGCGAGGCAATTGGACTTTATCTATTAACGACATAGACGAAACTTTTGATGAGAATAAAAAAACGGACGCTTTGATTACCGGGATGGAAATTACCGGCGCAGAAGAATCCCAGGTACAAGCTATTCTTGAAGATCTCACTCGTATGGGGCTGGGTAATACTGTTCACTTATCTAATAGCACCCCTTATGCGCAACAAGCCGAAATAGATGGTTGGACATATACGCCGCCATACGCCATGGTTGCGTTAAGTCTTCAAGAATTAGAAACGGCTATGACTGCTGCAAAAAAAGAATTTGAACTCACTGTAACAGCGCTACAAAAAGAGGTTAAGGTTAATTATGCTGCAAACTTACGCTGAAGAAGATGATGCCATAAAAGGCATGTTCCGGGAAAAGTGGATTCTCGACCCGGATGAACCGATGTCAGGAGAACTGACACCGATTGCATGGCCCGGGATTACTTTTGTAAAGCCAAAAGATTCTCAGGGGCGCCTCACGGATTTTGTAGCTATTTTTATCGTAAACGGTGAATCTCAGCAGATTGGGTTTGGTTCGCCTGGAAGCAATCTGCGGAGGCATAATGGTATTGTTGTTGTAAAAATATTCGCGGGCTACGGACTTGGTACTGCCGAAAGTAGAGCCATACAATTAGGCGATAGATTTTGTCAGGCATTCCCGTCAAATGTGAATTTATCAGGTGTAGTTTTTAAGGCACCTTATACTCGCAAGATTGGTGAGAATGAAGAGAAAATGTATCAAATAAATGGTTTTTGCCCATTTACGCGTGATGTTTATTCATAAGGAGATTTAACATGGATAGTTCTTTAACTCAACTTGGTTATGCAATCGAGTCGGCGTGGAAGGTGCCGCCCTCCCCTCTGGTTTTCAAGACCTTACGTTTTGCGAGTGAAAGCTTGAAGATTGGGCGCGAAAAAATTCAGAGCAATGAAATCAGAAACGATAGAAACGTCGCCGATTTGATTGCTGTTGGCAATAGTGCCGGCGGTGCAACTGAACATGAATTCAGCTATCAAACCTTCGATGACATTTTGCAGGCGGTAATGTTTGGCGCGTGGAATGCTAATGTGCTGAAAAACGGCACGGCTCTCACCAGTTTACACATGCTAAAAAAAGAAACCGGTCAGCAGTCGCAGACGATTTACGAACTTTACAAAGGTATGGTTGTAAATTCTGTTTCGATAAAAACGACCAAAAAAGGCATTATTATGCTCAGCGCTAACTATCTTGGCGCCAATGGTGAAGCAACGCTTGTGGCACCCGGCAGCTTTGTCGCCGCGAATACCAATCCTGTCTTGGATGCCACGAACGCGTTCTTGGTCAACAAAGCTGTGGTTTCTCCGGCTCCATATATTAGCGAACTTACTCTCGATCTGAACAATAATTGCACCGTCGATGACGCGTGCGGAGAAGACGAAGCCATCGGGATTGTGCCCGGTCAGTTTGTTGCTTCTGGATCTATGTCGCTGTATTTCAGAAACATCAATCTTTTGAACGCATTTCTGACTAACAGCAACGGCGTGCTTGAATTCACGATTGGTTCTAACGCCAACGAAAAATATACTTTTAAATTTCCAAAAGTAAAATTTGGCGACTTTTCTCATCCGACTGCTGGTAATAGCCAGAGCGTTATCGCAACCGTACCATTTACTGCGTTGTATGATGACGTATCGGGTTACGCTGCTCAAATCACCAGAGCCGTTGCATAAATGATTAGCGGTGTGGTATCTTAAACATATCACACCGCTTTTTGCGGCTCAGGAGAAAAAAACAAATGGATATTCGCGAACTTTTCGGAGTAGACGTAGAGAAAGCTACCAACGGCACATGGATTGAACTTGGTGGCGGCGTGGCTATGCTGGCAAAACGCGCAGACGACAATAATACTGCATATCAGCTGGCACGATCAAAAGTGCTTTCTGATCCAGAGATTGCCAGAAAAATTCAAATGGGCTTGATGCCTACTGCTGAATTGAACGCAATTGACGCTAAACTGTTGGCCGACAATGTCATTATCGACTGGCGTGGCGTTGTGCTCGATGGTGTAGAAGTTCCATTTTCCAAAGAAAAGTTGCTGGAAGTTCTTACTATGCCATGTATGGCTCCATTTCTCGAAATGGTTCAGACCGCAGTAGCAAGTCGCAAGAATTTCAAATGGGAAGTCTCTCCTGAAAAAAAGTAAGAGATTTCTACGGCTACAGACTAAAATTCTCGGAGAACAATCTTTGGGATAAGTTTGTAGCCGTATCCAAAAAAACCGGTGTGTTATGTCAAGAATTGCTTGAAGCGCCGGCTCTTCCAGCACATTGCGCTGTTTATTGGGATATTTTTCAGGATTTGCGTTTTTCTACAAATGCAAACGGTAAAATTCCTGTTAGTGAAGTTTTGGCCTGTTGCAATTTATTGCATATAGACTCGGCAGACGACCGCAAAACGATTCTCGATGTCATTAACGGCATCAACGCTGAACTGGACGATTACCAACTCAGCAAGGAATAAGCAAAAGATTGGTGGTGGTTTGAGTGGCAGCCGAATTAGATGTCAGTGTTAGTTCCCAACAAGCCGTTACTGGTGTTAATGATCTGCTGAAGGTTTTTCAGCAACTTATTGATAGCGTTAAAAAGGTTGATTCTACTCTTGCCACCGGCCAACAACAAATAGATAAGCTTGGCAATGCTTTTACCTCTGAGTCAGGTGAAATAAAAAATGCTGTCGGCGAAATTTCTGCTTCGCTTAAAAAGGCTCAAAGCGATCTTGAAGCGCAAGGCAAGGCGCAAGAGGCTAGTATCAGCAGGGCTTCTCGTTACATCTCCAAACTTCAAGATTTAATCAAAATTGAACAGTATGCCTTAGAAGTAAATAAAAAAAATGGTCTCACTGCCGAAGAAGCGGCCAAACGAAAGGCCGTTTTTGCCGCACAAGTTCAAAAGAACATAAGTGCTATGGCTGCGGAAGGCAAAGAAGTAGAATCGCTTGTCCGTAAGCTCATGGGTTTAGAGCAGGCAAACAAAAATCTTGAAGCCGGTGCGACGCTTGCCGATAAACGGAAGGCTTTTAATACTACACTGGCACAAGAAGCAGATATTTTGTCACGAGTCAATGCCCGTGCTACTGAGTTGGGCGTTAAGGTGACAGAGCTTGCGGCTTATAAGCAATTTTTGGCGCAGGCTACTAAGCTTAACATAGATTTAAACAGTCAAGAATTTGCTTCTTTACAAAAGCTTTATATCGCCAAAGAAGAACAAATCAGACTCGGCAGAACGATAACTACTCCTCCCGCTGCACCAAACAGCAAGGCTCGGGATAACAGCACGAGTCAGGTCGATCGGTATATTTCCAAGTTAAAAGACCTTGTCAGGGTCGAACAATATACCGTAGACATCAATAAAAAGATGGGCATTGCTGCGGAAGAGACTGCAAAAAGAAAAGCGGTCTATACCGCTCAAACATTGCGCCATATCGCCGCGACGACAGACGAGGGCAAGGCGGTTGATTCGCTTATTCGTCGCCTACATCTGCTGAAAGGTATCAAAGACCGGCAGGAAAAGGCCCAGGACAGCGTAGAAAAGAGACAGGCCTTTAACAACGCCTTAGTGCAGGAAGCTGACATTTTGGCGCGAGTCAATGCCCGCGCAACCGAATTAGGCGTTAAGGTGACAGAGCTCGCAGCCTATAAACAATTTTTGGCGCAGGCTACTAAGCTTAACATAGATTTAAACAGTCA